CTATAACTCCCACATCGGCGTGCCATATTTACGGCGGGAGTATTCTTGCAAAATATCTGTCATTAATGGGTCATTGGCGATATAGTCATTAAAGACCATAAGATGCCCGATATAACCTTTAAAATTCTGACCATGGTCTGGGTTTGCGCCATCCGACCATTTACCTACATATAGCTTATTGTCCGTTAAGGTGCGTTTCGCCCCTTGTTCAAATGATGAGCCTTCCGGTGTGATGATGCCACTTTTGGCTTCTTTGAAATCATAACTGGTAATAATATCCAATGGTGTGCCAATTACAGGTTGTTTAAGACGCAACGCTCCCGAATTAGCTGCAATATCTGAGTTAGAGATATACAGTGAAACATAGGCGTTAGTATTACCAACCATTGCAATGGTATTAGTGGTGGTTACTTCCGTTTTGATTAAAAACGCCACATAGGTTAATTTATTCCAACGGGCATTCAGTACGTTATCGACAGATTCCATCGCGCTTGCTCCGTCAAAATGAGCGGAAGGTATGCCACCTAGTAAGGTGCGGTTGATACTCGGTGCAACACCAGCATCGGTTTGCAAATGGCGAGCAAAGGTAGACTTATCGGTAACTTGTACGATTTTCTCCCCGCTGAGTTTTAGGGCATCAAGATCGGAGAAATCCCAAAACGCTTGCAGGTTCGGATGTGCACGCAATTCTGCTTCAAGCATTGAAACATCACGGTCTAAAAATGTTGGAAGTTTTTTGTTGGTAAATACGGTATTTAAACGAATAATTTGTCCCATTTTAATTTCCTCATTAGTGAATAGGGAGTTCAAAAGCAAAAGCCCAGTTATATAAATGAAATTGTCCATCTAGAGACATTGTCGAGTCAGAATCGCGCAAGTTACCGCGTGCGCCTTGGGTTCGACCTGATTTACCACCAACGCCATTATCAAAGGCATAAGTGATGGTTGCGCCTTGTGGAATATCGCCATCAGTGGTAATTCTGACTTTATTCTCATTTGCTAATAGTTCCACGTTGTTAATCGTGACGCCATTGTCGTTGTAAAGATAAAAGCCATAATTACTTGGGTTGGAGACCCAATCAGTATCAAAAACCAGCGGTGGTGTTGGCACATAAAATTCAATATCTACGGTGTTTGTCGCTGTTTTAATGTGTTGTTTAGGAGGCAAGCCTAACCAGTCCTTGCCTTTATCAACCACCTCATGTTTCACCTTGGCATAGTATTCGCCTAAGTATTGGGTATCTTTTGCTAAAATATGTGCATGGTCTTTGTAGTCAAATTGATATTTAGGGCAAACTAAATAATGATATAGACTTTCTGCACTGACTTTTAGTTGGGCAAAAGGCGTTTTAAATTCGTGGCGTTTTTCTAGTTCTCGCTTGTAGCCTGCTGCACTGAACGTTTGGCAAAGTAACATTACGGGTTTTTCCTGCTGTTTTGTAAACAACTGAATATCTTCGGTGAAATACGTCCACCAATTTTGCAATGCTTGGTCATAGTTATCCGTGCCGCTGCCTCCATCAGCTTCACCGTGAATCACCAAAATAGCCTTGTAGCTGAGCTTAAAAGGGAAATGCAGCAAGGCTTTCATCTGCTCAATAATTCTTGCATACACATTGGCATTGCCACCGCGCGTTAAGCGAGCATACGTCATACCACCTACGGCAGCGCCGTGAACAAATAACGTTTTGTCTTTGTTGGCAAGTGTTGCTTTGGCAAAATTTGAGGCAATGGTTTCAAACTTGGTTTCTTTTAAATCAACGGGGTAAGAACCACCTGTCATCGTGTTATTCGGCACCGGGCCACAATCTAACATTAAGGCTTTGCCCTTTGCGACAGGCGTTTTACTGTTCGCTAAATTGGCACCACCTTCGGCGAGAGATTGCCCTGTAATAATAAAACCATCGACCGAGTTGTCGTTATCAAACACTTGACGGATTTCTCCCTCTCGCCATTCATAGGTCAGCATCACGCCACGGCGAGGGGCAATAAAACGCACTGCTTGACCGTGCATTTGCACGGCAACCACATCACCGCGCTGAGTCAGTTGTTGTGCAACGCCGCCTTTTTGTAAATACACATCACCTGCTTGCAGGTAAGCAATGCCTGTGTCAGTTTCGACACCCGCAGGCAAAAACATTGAGCCATCTTGATTAATTTGATATGCCATGCGGTAGTCTTTATCAACCAGTGATTGCACACCTTTGCTTTCGATGTAAGCGGTCGACCCTGCCGAAAATTGTCCACGACTGGTGTCATATCCCAACAAAATGTGGTCGTGCTTGTCTGTCACTGCCCAGCCTGCATAACGGCTATCATTGCGCAATGTTGCTTCGAGCAAATAAAAATCACCACGTTGCGTAATACCATAAGCTAATTTTCCGTTTTTATCGGTAATGGCAAAATGCAGTGGAATCGCCATATCGGATAACCCAAAACGGCTTAAATACATCGACAGACGCGCTACCCGTTCATTAAGTAAATTTAATTCGCCACGGTTATCTTGTTGTTGCATTAAGGTACGTAATTGCTCAATCGATTCTGGGTTATTTTGTGCAAACACCACAAACGCATTCGCAAGGTAATTTTCCACAAACTCTACATTGGTGATTTGTTGTTTGTTTTCACCAGTTGCTGTTTCTGTCTCTGGCACACCTAAAAAAGTGGGCGAAGAGAGAGAGGCTTTTTCGGCTAAATCCTGCTGAATTTCTTCAATCAATACAGAAAACCTATCGTGCTCAAGTAATTTTTTCTCTTGCTCCGTGAATTTTTCTCTTAAAAAAGTGGTACGATTGGCAAGTTGTTTGGCTTGCAGGTTATCAATGCCATCTTCCCCACCTTGCACAGGATCATCTTCTTGTAGCAGATAAATCTCATCGACCCACTCTGCTTGTTCTTTAATTACGCTGTTTTTTGTCTCACCGACCATTTTTCACCTCGATTAAATTCGCCATTTCTGATAGTTAGGCGACCATTATGTTTGACTAAATGTTTTTTATTGGTTAAGCCGTGCAACCAACATCGCGCGGGCGAATATTGTGCTAAGGCTTGAGCGATTACTTCCGCTTTACTTTTAGAAACGGGATGTGTTAGAAAAATAACTTGATATTCCGCCCAGTTGCTATCACTACCGCGTCGATGAAAGCCGTTTCGGAGGGTTATTTGTCCGTTATGTTTTTTTATTCCGCCCTCTTCAATAAGGACTTCTCCAAACCCAAGTTGGCGGATAATTTCTCGCATTGCCCACGGTGTGCCTTTGTAGCGGTGCAGTTCCACCGCGCGTTTAATCAGCTTACATTTGGCATTTTCACTTTCTGCAAGCAGCCAGCCGTCTAGCCTGTCACACTCCATTTTTCCGCCAGCGGTTCTAAAAATTCGCTTGGCACTAAATCCACAAAGCTGGTCATAATTTGCGATTTATTCAGCCGATTCAATCGCTTGCCAAGGTCAGCAAGTGCGGTGTATTTTTCTGAACTTTCGATGATTGAGGGATATTGCAACTTAGCCATCTTTCCGTTCCGCGCTGATGTTTATCGTAATGCTCTCACATTCCGCCCATTGTTCGGGCGTGAGTTCGGTAAGCTGTGGACTGATTAAATGCACGTTATACACGCCTGCGACTTTCAGTACGCTTTGAATATCGAGTGGCACGATGTCCAGCCCCAATTTCTGCGTGCGCGATGAAAGGTAGGTTCGCAAAGCGGTTTCGGCTTTGGTCTTCACATCATTTTCGGCGGCGGTGGCAAGCAAATCTAAGTAGGCAACCACGCGATAACTTCTACGTTCAGGGGCGCTCACAATCACGGTGTCGCACAACGGACGGCGTTTTTCGCCACTAATGTAGTGGCGAATTTTTTCCTGCAAAATGGCAGACGGCAGCCCGTGCTTGGTCAACACCGTGACTTTTACTGTACCACCTCGCGGAGTGGAAATTGCCACATCTGCAATAACTTGCGACACACTGCGAGTGTGGTATTCATAAGCGGCGACCGATCCGCAAGTCGTGAATGCTTCAGGTGCCAGCAAAATCCGTTTGCGATAATCGTCATCACTTTCCGTATCAATGCCGTTTGCCGACACATCGATATTAGCAACCGTTACGCCCACAGGCAGTTCACTTTTGAGCGTTTTCACTTGCCCGATTTGCCAGCCATTGCCGATTTCGCCTGTGGTTTGACAGGTTGCCGTGATATTCACATATTGCTCGGTCGGGTTGATCCACACTTCGGTTTGGGTGGCGAATAATAGGCTGTCGGACGCCCCGACCAAAGTTCCTTGCGGAATAACAATCTTCGAATGCGGACCGCTCACACTAAAACGTAAGGTCACTTCTGCGGCTTGATCGGATAAGCGATAACAGCCCATCGTTTCGCCACATAAATCTAACGCAAGTCCTGTGGCGAATTGCGGAAAAGTTTGCAAGAACGCGAGGTTAATCCCTTGTCGCACCAACATTTCGCGGTAAGCGTAAGATTGAATAATGGAGCGTTCAATATGGGCAGGTTGCAGCGTTTTGCCTGTGCGTTGTTCGTAGTCGACAATGGTGTCTGCTAAAATTTGCTTGATGTCGTCTGAGACGATTTTGACTTCTTCTTTTCTCATTGCGCCACCTGTGTCTGATAAAGTTCCCGATACACATCGTCCACCAAAGTCCAGAAAATCAACAACTCAAAATGCGAAGCTTGTCCGCTGATGTGTACACTTTCGACTTCAATGCGGGTTTCCCAACGTTTTAACGCAAGCGTGATTTCACGCACCATATTAGGCCAAGCGACATCTTCGGGCTGGTCAATGTACTGAAAATGATCCGAGCCAAATTCAGGGCGCAGAATGTCCGTGCCTTTGAGCGTGTTGAGAATGTTGTCAATACACTGATGAATATCATCAATGCCTTGCACCGCCTGTTCGTTCAAAGCGGGTGCAAGTTGCCAGTGGGTGGAGAGTATCAGGTTTGTATTCATGGCCCTGAGGATACAGGGCTGAAAGGGAAATTGATTTTAAAGTGCTTTAAAGATTTTATTTGGCTACACTGGTGTCGTTGCCATCGCCTTGCTCTGTATGCACGTGGTTTTTAAGACTAATATTATCCGCAGTAATGTCACCACCTTTGGTTTTAAGCGCACCATTGATCACTGCCGTGGTTCCTCCTTTGCCACCGTTACCTGTCATACCTTGCATATAGGTTAATGAACCCTCCACAAGCAGGTTGCCCATGGTTTTGGTTTCAGGGCAATCAAGGGTGATCAGGCTTGGGGATTTGACTAACACCGTTCCCACCGCATCAATCACTACATCGCCTGTTGCGCGGTAGTGCGAGATGGTGGTGCCGTTTTTGAATTTGAGCATAAACATCTCGCCATTCATCACAGGCACAGGGTCTTGTTGGTTATAGATTGCACCTAGCACACAGCCGCCTTCACCACGAGCATCTAAAATCAATGCCACAAGTTCTCCCACATCGGGCAAGCAGTAAAACTGATTGCCGCCTGCGTTGGGCGTGAGAAAGGAAAGCCACGCAGTTTCTAAATCATCAAGGGCTGGAATTTTGCACCGCACTTTGTGGGTGTTCGGGTCGATTGCCGACACAATCCCTTCTTGATAGGTTGCACCAAAATTATGGGTTTGCATTGCTCATCTCCATTCCAAGTGTAATTAAATCATCGGGGATAAATTCCAACATTCGCACTTCAATGCTGGTAGTGTAACCCCGTTTGTTAATCGTATGGCGTGATTGTTTGATCAGATATTTGCCCGAAAACACGCCTAAATTTTTGAGCATAATGGTCGATCCTGCCACCAGTTTGGGGTTGCCAATCAGGGTAATATCGCCTGCACTTTGGTCTTCATTTTGTTCTGCCAACGCTGCGTCGCCCCGTGCGTCAATCTGTTCTTGGCTTTCGGCTCGGGTGGTGATGTTGAGCGTGTCGCCACTTGCTGCCTGTGCCTGTTTCATTTTCGGGCGAAGTGCGGTAGCTTTTTTGCTTTTTTTCACCACTTTTTTACCGCTTGTATCAAAGCCTTTGATTTCCACCTGTTTTGCGGTGTCTTTAATGCGATCACGCAATCGCAGGCTAATACATTCGCTTTCATCAAGCACCACTACAGGTTCAGATTGCCCCAGTTCGTCTTTATCGGTAAACACCAACTGATTGCCGACAATTTTGAAGCTGTGATGATATTCGCGAGCAAGACGTGTCAAAAACTCCACATCACGCTCTTGATATTGGGTGATCCGCTGAATAGGAATGTTGCGGATTTTACCCACCACTTTCAGCTTCAAGCGACTTGCTACCACCGCAACCACTTGGGCGAGCGTAGTTTTCTCGTAGGCTTTCGGCTTTAACGTGCGGTTGGCTTTGCTTATGCCTGTGGATAAGGCACGCAGCGTAATACGGGACGGGCGATATTCGTATTCTACTTCATCAATTTCAAACGCCCCGATTTGTACCAGCGGCTCGCCTTTGTAGCCAATCGCAGCTTTAAGCTTATCACCCTGTGTCGGAAACCATTGGCGAATCCACTTGTCGCTGATGTCTTCAAACTGCACCGACAGCTCGTCCGATTGTCCTTCCAAATAGTCGGAGTAGGTGAGCTCCAGCAAAGACGGCTCAATGTCTGCGGTGATGTTGGTTTTTTCGTAAAAAAGCGAAAAATCAGGTGTTTGGACTTTAATCATTGTTCTCTCTCAACCAAGGCGGTAAGTTTTCATTTTGGGTCGGTTTCACGTTCAATACAGGAATATAAACGGTCGCCCCTGTCGATAACACTTCGCAAAAACTGATATGCGGATTGGCTTCGATGATTCGAGCATACGCCAAGCCGTCGCCGTAGTAATAATAGGCGATATTATCCCAGCGTTCGCCTTGTTTGACGGTGTGTTTAAGCACGGTTTGGTTCATCGTTTATCTCTCCATTATCAGCTTCTTCATCGGTTCGCAGCACGATCCAAGCGGTCATTTTGGCTGCTGCTTTTTCTGTTCGTAGTGCAATTTCATCAAAATGGTCAAAGTGCTGATCTACATTTGAAACCCAGTTATCCCAATCGGAATTTTCATCTACACCGAGCAAGGTTTCTTTAATTGAGCGAACATCACTTATCATTTCTCCTACATCTTGGCTAAATGAAGCCGCTTCAGACGCAATGTCGCCAATCGCACTTAATCCTGTTCGTATTGTGCTAAACGCTTCGCCCAAACCAGTTGCACCGGCAAAGCCACCCAATGCTTGATCAAGTCCGCCAATTGCACCGGGTAAAGCACTTAATGCACTCAAAGGGTCGCTGGCAAGTTGTCGTACCACTGCAACCGTATTACGTACTTCATTAACAACATTCATGGCATTGTTATACATCGTAATGCCTTTTTGCACGGTTTCTTTTATCTTGCTTAACCCTTGTGTAACCGAAGCCGGAAAAATCGAACCGAGCAAGGAATTTCCGCCCACGTTGAGTGCCACACCAAGCAAACCCGCTTGCGAATTGCCGACAAACTCTTTCAGGCTGATATTCATCTCGCGGGCTAAGGCGTTGCCTTTGTCGTCCGTGAATAACGTGGTCGATGAAATATCGGTGATCACAAAATTGCCTTTGTATTTTGAACCCCACATCAACGCCAACACCTGCTGTTTGGCTTTAGCAGTAAGCAACGACTGGTAGCGACTTTCCACGCCGCCGATTTTGTGGTGCAAGCGAATGGCAAAGGATAAATCCGTCAGTTTTTCACCCATTGCTTGCAGTTTCGGCTTGCCTTTGAGTACCGCGTGTTCGGCAAAGTCCGCAGAATGGGTTTCGTTGAAGTCCGTCAAATTGACCGGCTCAAAAACGATATTACCTAGCATAAAATACATCGTTGTTCTCCCTAGTAAGCTCTACGCTGGCGTTGGTCTAATACACGTTCTAGCAAGCGTTCAAATTCCACCAAACTCATTTGCAGACCTTGTTGCACCTGTTCAATTACGCCCTGATTTTGACTGCCGTTCACGTTAATGGTCGGGTTGAAATTGACCACAATGCCGTTGTGCTGGTTGGTTTCATTATTGGTAACCACGTTTCGGTTTAGCGGCTGATAATCGAGAAAGATTGACGGAGCTTGATCGCTTGCATTTTCTTTCGCATTCGGGTTGAAATCAGGCGTGCGGAAATCGGTCGGTTGATTAAGCCCAAGCAGATTGCCGACAAAATTCACCTCGAATTTCACATCGTCCCACAGCGTACCGAAAAAGCCTTTTTTCTCGTTTAAAATCGGTTTAAAGGCAGTTTCAACGCTATTTAAAACAGGCTCGAATTTGACCGCACTTGAGAGATTTTTGCTGGCTTCGGTGGCGAGCGGCTGGGCGTTATCCATACCGATAGCCAAACCTTCCACCACGTTCACGCCATAACCTTTAAATACTCGGCTTGGGGAATGAATACCTAGTTTTTCCGCAAACCAACCTTTAATGCCATCACCCAAGTCGGAAACAATCTTTTTCGCACTTTCCCAAGCGTTTTTGATACCGTTTACTAAACCATCAACCATATTCTTGCCGAAGTCGGTGAATTTGCTTGGTAAATCAATGCCAAACCAGTTCAGCACAGATGAGAAAATATGAACGAATAAAGAAAGCGGGTTGAAATTGAGAATAATGCTACCGATTGCGGAAAAGTTACCACTGAATAAACTTTTTATACTTTCCCATAAGCCCGTAAACCAACTCACAACACCGTCCCACACAGCCGACCAAAAGCCCACAATGCCATTCCACATTCCACCGACAAATTGAACAAAGCCGTCAAAATAAGGTTTAATGGGTTCCCATAATGTCGCAAAGAATTTTTTGATCGGCTCCCAGTATTGCCATACCAGCAAAGCAACTGTGCCTATCGCAATCAATGTACCAATTGGACTGGCAAGCATTGCACGCCCCATAAATAAAAAAGCTTTGCTTACGCCCATTATGGCTTTAAGGAACATACCGCCGAGAATTTTCCCCAGCGCAAAGGTGGCAGAAAATGTCAGTTTTAAGGCGGCAATAAAACCTTTCATTATGCCCATATTGATTTTGATAAAGAGCTTGGCAAAGCTCACGCCTAAATCAAATAATTGCACACTTAAAAAGGCTGTAATTCGGGTCAATGCCCATGCTATTTTAAAGAATGTAGCGAATGTTTTATAAGCCCCAAAGCCCACAAACATCACGGCTGAAAGCACAGTTTTTAAGGCGAAGAACCCTACAGAAGCCGTAGCAAGCCCCGCCCCAATCATTAAAAGCTGATTGACCGTTTCTTGATTTTGTCCAATCCAATCCGTGATGCTGTAAATAAGCGGTTTGAGATCATTGACTACATTGTTAATCAACGGCAAAAATTTTGCCCCAATCGTGATGCCTAATTCCGTGAAACTATTTTTCAATAATTGAAGGTTATTTTCTGTAGTGGCTGCTCGTGCGACAAATTCCTTTTCCATTGAGCCAAGATATTTTGCCTTGCCGTTTTCGTCTGTTTCTTGTAGCGTTCTCAAGCTGTTTTCCAACACATCCACATTGCTAGCAAGCACTGCAACATCATCGGCATATTCCAAACCAAAGAGATCAACCAACGCGCCCATTTGTTTTTCTTTTGGCAATTTTTGGATCTGTTTTAAAAAGTGGGTCAAAGCCCCTTGTGCATCTTGATCTGCACCCCAAAA